TCCACGATCCGTTCATGCTTCCATCTGCTGGAACGTCCTGCATCAACACTCCATCTAGGTAAAACCTTGTTCGGTCATTGCCTCCGTTCAACCGGTGATAAGCAATGTGATGCCAGTTACCGTCTGCTGTTGCGTTCAGCACGCCATTTGGCATCATTCCAGAGCTGTCGTTCCAGTTATACGCAGATGAACCTGCGGAACTAGGACATTGAAACTGGTGGATGCCGTTGGAGGCGGTCCCAGGAATGTAATACAAAGTCTTGAAAGTCTGTGAACCAATGATTTCATTCTTGAACCAGAAACAGTGCATACCTCCGTTGTAGCCAGATTGACTCCAACTCAAGTTGTAGCTCTGTGTACTGCTTTGATTGAATACAAGAGCACGAGCGTTGTACGCCCCGCTGCCCGTATCGGTAACAGTGCTAATGGTGTTGACGACAAGTGGATTCGTGCTTGCTTTGTCCTCAACGATGTTCTCTGTTTCGTAGCTCAACGTAGGATTGACCCACAACTTTTCGTCGCCAATTCCTTCAACCGGAGCTGGTCCGTATTGCGTTCGGCCAACAGCAAGAAAATCAAGTTCTGGCTGAGTTAAAGGACGATCGAATATACGAATGTCGTCCATCCTTCCACTCATGGCCTCGTTTGCAGGCCCAAAGCTACTGTCATAGCCACCAATGAACGCATTGAAAGCCGATCCGCCCATGCCGCTTATTTGGGAAACAGAACCACTGCCGACTACGACGCCATTTTCATAGTGACGAACCGTTGTTCCATCCGAGACAGATGCGAAATGAACCCACTGGCCGCTGGTAGCTGTTCCCTGCTGCACGCTAATGTCTGGTGTCGGATTCCACGATCCCATCACTTCCGTATCGTAAGTCCCAGTATCGTTGGCAAACTTGAAACCTTCGGAATAGTTGTTGATCTGCGTGCCAAAAAACGTTCTTGCTGTAGCAGTGTTGTCAACGTAAACCCATGCAGCAAAGCTGAAAATTGCGTTGGTGTTTATGAAGTCAAGAATGCCAGAACCGACATTCAAAATGATGCGATCTGCTTGGGCCCCAGTGAAATTGAACGCATACTGACCGCCTGCTGCTGTGTCAGACACAATCGACACGGACCCCATCGGTGAACCGGTGTAGCCACTATTCAAATAAGCATCGTAGTTGTTGGTCGTTGACGGCGTGTACCAAAGGACTTCATCTCCAAATCCGGTTGGGACTGGTCCAGCTTGACCACGACTCGTGCCCAACCAAGAAATTTCATTTAGCGAAAGCTCACGGTCAAACCTGCGAAAGTCGTCGATTCGGCCAATAGCGTTGTAGGCACCGGCGTAACCACCTCCAATGCCGTAATACGGACTGGAGTAAGTGGTGTTGACGTTCCCTCTTGAACCAATAAGAGTCCCGTTGACGTAGACCTGCATTCCTCTTGATCCGCTGGTAATGCAGATGTGAAACCACTGATCGTATGGTGCATACCCAGGGCTAGGAGTGCTTGTGTTGTAAGACGTACTGCCGTTTTGCTTGTAAAAAGTCCCGTTTGGGTGAATTCCGATTTCCCCCCAGTAGTAGCTGCCGTGGCCAAGGTTTCGTTGAATCCAGAAGGTGGGTGAATCCCATGCCCCACCAGAGTTTGCTGAGTCCAAGTAATACCAGCAGGAGGTGCTTGTGGTTCCACTGGTAGTAACCTCTGGGACACGGACCAGACTGTAATTCGGATCATTTGACCCAGGAAAGTCCATTGCATGGGTGCCGCCATTTGACGGATCGGACACCACCGAAACGTTGGTGGTCGGTCGCTGCTGTCCACGCTTTGATGGTCCAACATCCAAGTAAGTTTGCGTATGACTTGGCAAAAGCCATAAGTCCTCATCGCCTAATCCTTGGGGCAGGGCAGCAGGCGTACCGGTCGCTCCACGCTTGCTCGCCAAGTGATAAATTTCGTCGTCAGACAGGATGCGACTGAAAACACGTAGATCGTCGAGGCATGAAGTACCTGCCGCTGTGTCATTGTTGCCAAACAGAAAGTCGTTGGGCTGGGTGACGTTGTAAGTGCTGCTGGTACTGCTCTGAACTTCAACACCGTTTAGATACGCTTTCCTGCTTATGCTTCCACCTCTGTTATCAATGGTGAAAGCCCAATGCCCCCATGTATCCAAAAACGGAGTCACGTTGTTAATCAAGTCAAAATAAGCACTGGTCGAAAAGCGAAAGTACCTTTGACCTCCGAACCAATAGTTTGTGGAAGTATTTGCGACAAAGCTCGGAGATGACGAACCACACCAAAATTGAATGAGGGTAGCCGCTGTGCTTGATTTTGCCCAAACCGAAACTGTCAGCTGATCTTGACTTGCAAACGGAGCAGTATCCATCCTGCCGAAGTTCTCAACCTTGAGAAATTCATTCTGAGTTGCCTCAATAGCAGTAGATCCGTCAAACTCATCATCAATAATGAGAATTGGGGCACCGTTTTCGATCTCGGGTGTCCGAAAGTTCCCGCTAAGGTCGCCCCACGTTTTGGACAAGCTTGGCGCAATCCACAGTTCTTCGTCACCAAGACCCGTTTGCGGTGAACCTTGGATACCGCGAGCTGTCGCCAAATGAGCGACTTCTTGTTCAGTCAGTGCCCTGCTGAATGTTCGGTAGTCATCACCATAGCCAGCTATCTTGTTCAGCTCGATCGTTGCACTGTCACCAGTTACGTCAACATTCGGATCGAGAGTAGTTGTCGAAACTAACGAACCATCCAAGTATGCCTTTGCATCAGTCCCATCTTGGACAAGGCAGTAATGATGCCACTGACCATTAACTGAACTTGGATTGTTGTTAATCATGTAGGTCTGCGACCAAGGCGATGCTTGTAATGTCTGGACCGTGACAACTTCACCAAAACCCTGCGTTTTCATTTGAAACAAGCTTGACGCAAACAGCTTGTGTGTCTGAAAGGCACCGATCGTGTTTCCGTAGACCCAGCAACTTACCGATCGAACGGTCGTCGCTGGCAGAACGTTAGGAACAGACACGAAATCAGCTGTATAGCTAGACGAAGAAAACGCAGCAGTTCCGCCTTTTCCCGACTGAGTTACAGCCGAACAACTGCCGGTCAAGGTGCCGTTGTTTCCATTGCCACTGAGGTCAGACGTTGCTTGATCTACACCACTGATGGATGGAGAAAGCCACAGAGTTTCCCCGCCAAGTCCTGTGTATGTCGGTGATCCCAGTATTCCTCGGCTGGTTGCCAGATGCTTGATCTCGGCATTGCTGATCGTGCGATCGTAGATACGAATGTCGTCAATCAGACCATCGTAAAATGCGGTATAGCCTTGGTACGCACCAACGTAAAGCTGACCGCTCTGGCTGTTGGTCACTGGGAGAATAATCGAACTGGTCCCTATCAGCACCCCGTCAACGTAAAGTCTGAGCGTAGTTCCGTCGCCAGTCGCGGTCATGCACTTCCATGACGTAAATCCACTCGTCTTGCTGTCAGAGACTTGCGCTTGATAACTGCCGCTCACGCTTCTTGTCATGTCGAAGCGACGTCCTATTGGGCCTCCCGAACTGGTAGCCTCCAATATTGAAAAGCCAGTTTTGGCTGTAGCTACGTCAGACCCCAGAATAAACTGAGATGTAGCTGTCACGGCGTCCGACTTGCACCATGCACTAATAGAAAATACACCCGTTTGGTTTACGTAGTTCCATGTAGCTTGACCTAGACCGGATATAAACCCAGTGCTCCCATCTAGGCTGTAAGCATATTGCCCGCCTGCCGTAGTGTCGGGAACAGTCGTAATACCACCATTGGCAGTTCCGTTAATGGAATTGCCAGACTGATCGTCAAAAGGATTGATATTGTTGGAATTGGTTGGTGATAACCAAAGCTGCTCTCCGCCTAAACCGACTGGCATGGTTTAAGACTCCATTGCGACCGTGTACCGGTATGAAAGTGTGTAGACGCCATCGGGAACGGGATGAATCAGCAACTCATATCGTGTGTCACCCGTGTAAGTCGGCTCAACAGTTGCCTCTTTGACGCGAACCGCGAAACCTTGCGGGCGACCGGTGTAATTCGTCGTGTTGCTTAAACGGATCTGAGATTCACCGTATCGCTCAATCTGCTTTCTAGGAACAAAGTCGTCATTTTCAACGATCAGTGACCCTTGTATGTCGGCCAAGTCATCGGGCAGATCGTAAACGGCTTGGTTCGCTGCCGTCGTCAATGTCGCAACAGGAGTCAAGAAACTCCAATTATGCGTGTAGTTCATTCCAGGAATGACTGGCGGATTGCAAAACAAACGCAATCCATCACGGTAAATCTCTGTCACTTCTGCCAGCTGTGCAGAACTCCATGCCTTGAAGTTAGGACCAAACCCAACGTGGAGGCCAATTCTCTTGAACAGAGATTCCTTGGTGGTCTCAAGAGTAGTTGTTTCCTGTTCCGGCCACACGCCAGCTGTCGTGCTTGCAGCTGACTCCACATCCAGCATCACACTGGATGCGAGCATACCTTGCTCTTTTGTGCGGTAGTCTGTTGCCCCAGTTCCGGCACGTTCCTCCATGACTGCCAAGCAACAAGCGAGAATCGTTTGTGCGTGTTCGACACCGGATACCGGCCATGGTGCTGCATCAGTTAGACGATTGGGAACAATCGAATACTGGATGTTGATGGTCTCGTTTTCCACTGGGATCGGGTAAACCACCAGCTTGTTTGCAGTCTGAGTCGTTCCATCACCAATGACTACTCGCTTTGAAGCGTACATCGGGTAGCCAAGCTTGCCCTCATCGTTAATCAGCTGGCGAAGGTGAGACTCGGGAGCAATCGCCATTTTCCCCGTATCCTCTGTGCGGCCAGACGTTGTAGGCTCGGACAACAGAGAATTGAAGTTACTGGGAAGATCGTAAAGCGTTTGGCCAGAAACAATGCTCACGTCCAGATAACTGCTCAAGAACGACCAGTTGTGAGGGGCCCGCTTCAAACGCTCCTTCTGAGCTTCGGTAGCGTCGGCAACTGTAAGCTCCGAGGGCACAGGCTGATAGAATCGAAACAGCCCGCCATCAATGAGCGAATCAATGACTTGACGCTGATTGTTGTCCAGCAAAGCCAAGTCTTTTGGGTATCCATCCATCACAGCTGCAACTTCTTTCCGCAACCATGACAGAGAACCGTAAGGATAATCGGTTACTGCCCAACTCATATCAGACTCCAACAAGTAACTTGTCTGTAGCGACACTTGCGGCAAGCTGATTCTGGAAATACTGCCAGTGTACGCCTCCCTCTTGTGCCATTGTCTCGGGATTCATCTGCTGTTCAGCTGCGGCAAGACATGCTGCCATGATTGTCTCAGCATGTGTTCCACCCCCGTAAGCAAACGGATTGTCAGTGGAAATAATCTGAGGCTCAAACAAATACCAAATCTGGATTACTGCATACGCCACAACGTCTGTCGAAGTAGGAGCAGGAAACAAACCAATCTGGTAGCCAGTGTTTCCACGGATCTCAGCTGTGCGTACTGCTGCATACCTCGGTGGCGTCAATTCCTGCCCGTTATTTGTTCGCAGGCGAATGCCGCTTTCATCTGTGATCGCCAAAGGACTTGAGGCATTACTGAGAGCAGGAGCACCAGCAAAACCGGAAAAGTCACGAGGCAAGTCATACCAAACGCGACCATCCTCTACTGGCAATTCGATGTACCTGCGCAAGAACGACCACGCATGGGTCAACTCCCCAGTTGGAAAGTAGAACCAACGAAGGCCACACCGAATGCAATCAGTAATTGACTCTTTCTCTTGAGCACTCTGGTCCGACTCGGCCAAAGGATACCCAAGACGACGCGCAACAGTACGCGACACTTCTTCGTAGTTCGTTCTTAACATGACTCAGATTTACCTGTAACGGACGTTAAGCTTCGCACCAGGGCAAGAAATCACGAACGGTTCGTTGTAGTTGTACTCGTTGTGCAAAACACTTTCGTGATAGTCCAGATCAAGATTAGTTCCCATTGGAAAGTCCACGTCCAGAATGACCGTCGATCCTGCCGTTACAGTCAATGGACCGGAACCACCAGACGCAGTGATTCGGCTGATCGTCCAAAACTCATCGTCTTGAGCTGGCAAAGTCACCGTATTGGTTCCGACCAGATTGTGCGTGGTCGCCAGTTGTAAAATGCTGCCTTTGCTTTTCATTTCTCTGCTTTCTGTAAGTCGGGAATAATAGTGTCAATCAGCTTGACGGTATGTCTTGGAACATCACGAATCTCACCGTTCACCTCAACAGTCAGCTTCATTTTCTTTTTTGGCGTCACGCCAACGAAAACACCCCACTCCCCATCGACCTCAATCGTGGAATGTGCCGGAACCTTCTTCCAGTCAGTCACGGGGATAGTTGGTGTCTCTTGGGGAAGCGTCTCAGCCTTTTTCGGAGAAGGTTCACTGAAATCGTCCTTCATCGTGGACTGGCGAATGTCCTCGGGAATCGAACGATCCAATCGAACCTCAGTAGGAGGTAACTCCAATACACGAGCATGGCCGTCGATCTTTACAGCCAAGGTTCCGCCCGATACCAACTGCTGGAACACTCCGCTCTTTCTGTGACCACCGATAATCACTTCGATCTTTGTTCCGGTCGGGACCGTTTCCCAGCGGATCTTTTCTCGCTCGGCCTTTTTCTGCGATGGTGATTCCATGGAAAACTGACGCATCAGCGGAATCAGAATCTCCGGTGGAAGTGGACCGCCCCCACTGTGAAGTCGGTGGTACATTCGCAGCTGGGTCATGTACTCAGACATGAAATTTTGCGACCAATGGTGTTCGGGCAAACCCGTTGCAGCTTGGATCTGCTGGGCATTCTTGGGGTGCATCATTTGACTGTTCCTAGAGCATGAAAAATGGCGACACAGCAAAAGTGCCGTGCCGCCATTAAGTTAGTAATCGAACCCAGCGTTTTTCTACGCCGGAAATGGTTTAGGCAACCAGAACGACGTTAAGCCAGTCAATGTGTCCACCACCATCAGCTGCGGAAACACCAGCAAACCCAGCACCAGTTGGCCAGTTTGCCACGGTAATATCCGCAAGAGTCAGCGATGCGACCTGCTTGGTATCGACATAAATCGACAAAAACTCACCAGCTGGGCGAGAAGGATCAATGAGGAAACCAAGCTTCTGCCAAGCAGTATTACCCGCTTGAGCAACATCAACAGCAGCAACAGCTGTCTGAGCTGCACCCTGTTTCTGGTAGACAAACTTGATTTTGCCACCAGTAGCGACAAAACCAATGAAGTCACCAGCAGCAACGGTAGTGCCGGTAACACCAGCTACCAAAGCCCCAGGACTGCCAATTCCACAAAGAATGTCACCAGCAGCGACCTCAAGATTGGTTTCGTAAGCAATAAGCCCCTCACCAACCGTGCCGATCGCACCAGCACCACCACCAGTCTCAACACCAGCACCAGCACCAGTGATAGCAACGCCTTTGCCGACCAAGCTTTGAGTGGCACCTACCGAAAGGCAACCGTCACCCAGCTTGTCATCCACCCCGTCTGGGGCACCAGCGTTCTCAAAAGAAGTTGTCACACCTTTGGCGTGAGCAGTCCCGTCGGGACTCATTGCCTCGCCCTTGACCTTGGACCAAATACGAGTGCTTGGTTGACGTGGAGTGTCAGCACCGCGATGGTTCGTGAAAAGAGCAGGAGAAAGCAAACTTAACATGCTTTTTAATTCCTAATCAAATTTGAGTTTGTTGTTTGAAGAAAGTTCTGCTCAATGCTTACTGAAGCGAACCAACGAAGTTTCCACGACGGTCGATGCACATATAGTTCATCCAGTTGTCAATGTGAACTGTGCGAACTGTGTGCTGCGAAGGTGAAGTCTTAGGCGCGCTACGACGCATCTGGCAACCACGCTTGCAGAACGGGCGAAAGGTTTTCCAGTTGATTCCGTACAACGGATCATCAAGATCGTTGTTTTCGAGGTAAGGAACCCAACTCAAAGGAACACCACCGATTGTCACTTGGTTCATAAACCGTGCAACATCCGAACCAAGCTGGTCGTTGCGGGTCTCGGCCAAACGCTCAAGCGGCTCTTGAACTCGGTAAGTGGTCAGAATCTCGTAATCCGGCTCAGAGCCGTTTTGGAGACTGGCGTACTGAACAGGAGGTGCGAAGTGGCAGAAAGTCAAAGCTTTCTTGACCTTCTTCACCAAGTCGTCAGTGGTGATGTTGGTGTAACCAAACGTGTAGTTACGCCAACGAGCGTACTCGTCAGAGTCAATTCCGCCAGCACCACCAGCGAATCCAGCAGGGTTTCCACCCTCAAATCCACCGTCAACATTCGTTGTGGCGTCTTTCTGCAACCAGAAAGGAATGCCCATTGGCCGCTTGTCGCTACCAGAGGTAGGGGCAGACCAAAGGTTTTCTTCATTCAACTCAGCCATGCTGTTAAGAGCATCATGCTCACGCACCTTCAAGATGCGAATGATGGTCTCGCGGTCAGACTGAAATTCCGGCTCATCAATGTCGTAAGAGTAATTGACAGTTTGCATTGCCCAAGGGGTCTGCGCACTGACCATCACATCCTCGACTCCGGTAACGTCCGTCGCGAACATTCCGGTGTTTCGTGCAAGGCCAGAGTTTTTAACTTGGACACGCCAGCTAATCTGCTCGCCGCCACGTTCCTCGACCTTGTTCTTACGCATGAACCGACTTGCAACGTACTTTTGGTACGGCAATGAAATGTCGGTCCATTTGTTGCGCTTAAAATTCTTCAGCGTCAACTCAACGAAATCGTCAAGCTGGTCTGGGGTCAATCCCACGCTCATACTTATGCCTCATGGCGTTTGTGGTCGCAGGAGCGACCGAAATAAAACGAAAGGGACACGCACCCTTTCTGCCAAGGCATCCTAGAACCAAACTTGCTTTAGCCGTTTTCGTCCAACATTTGGCGATAAGGCTTTTCAGTTATTTCCATAATACGCTGAATTTCCCGTTCTTCGTCGTCCATCGGTTCTTGGGAAACCTTGCGTGAAGTTGACCTGCTGCCTGCTCCCCGTTTCCGGCTTGCCTGCTTTTTCAGTCGTTGTACGTTACTCGACTTCTGGACCTCTTTCACCCTGTCACCAAACTCAATCTGGTGTGCGTTCTTTACAAGAACATCCAAAGGTGGAATCGGTTTGCCAGTCGCTTCATATCCTGCTGTCAGTGTGTCGATCGTCTCCGCAAGCTTGATTCGCCGGTCCATTTGCTCCTGCGGAATCTTGTTTGCTTTGCTGCTTTCGCCGTATTGCTGACCGTAAAAATCGCTGTCTATTTCATCGAGGGCTCTGCCAAACACCTCGATCGTGCTGTTTTCTTGCTGTGCCTCAAGTGCCACGTTTCGCTGGCGAAGTGTGCTCACTTCACCCTGCAATTTGTCAATTACCTTGAAAACCTCTTGGGTTGTCTTGTCGTACTCAGACAAATCAACCTTAGAAATATCAAAGTGCGGCCCGTCCGACTCTTGGCTTAATACTTCTTCTTCTTGCTCTTGCTCTTGCTCGACGACTTCTTCGCTGGCTTGCTCGGACTTTTCTTTCCGTGGCTTCCGCCTCTGCTGGAGCATTTGGGCATCGTAAATCTTTCCAAATTTTTCAAGGGTAGACCTGTCACCCAGTTGATCTACGTCCTCTTTTGTGAGTCCGTATGACAATCCAAGCTCGTAGTCCGAATCGGTAAATTCACTCTGAACCTCATCAGAGGCTTCTGCTTCTTCTGTCTCTGATTCAGTTTCTTTGTCATCAACAGCAACGGGCTCAGTTCCTTCCGAACCCGATTCAGCTGCCGAATCGTCATCCGGCTCGGTGTCAGCATCATCCGACTCCGGTTCCGACGACTCTGTATCTGGGGTGTCTGCGTCAAAGTCAGCACTAGCAAGTGCCACTTCTTCATCAGTTAATTCGATCTTTTCTTCTGTTTCTTCTGCCATTTCGGTTGCCTTTCCTAGAGGATTTCATGTTTTATGACTGCATCACTTAGCATTTCTCAAGACCAAATCCTTAGCATCTGCAAAATCCTTCTCGGACAACATTGCCCCAGACCCGTTCTTTGAGTTGTTGTCGTGGTAGCCTCGGGACTTCATGTAACGCGACTTGGCACGTTCGCTACTGCACTTCACTTGGAAAAACTCGGGCACGTCTTTGTCCCGAACAAACTCGACGCCTCGAATCTTGTTTGCCTCCAAGTGCTCACGCATTTCCTGCAACTGGTGTTGGCCAAAACCCATGGCATCACTCACGATCTCCGGTCTTTCTCGTTGTCTCTCAGCTGACCGAACTGGCACACTATTCCCACGAACACGTCGTAAAATCGTGCCATCATCCTTTTCATAAAACCCATCTCGTGCCTCGATCATTTGCTCGAAACTCAGATTGTGGATCTTGCCGTTGTCGTCGCGGAACGGGTATTTCATTGATTAGGTCTTAGGTGTTGCTGGTTCTGGGACTGCTTGCTGTGGGACTCCACTTCTATCCCCAGCTGACTCATTTCGTCTGGTGTAAGTGCGATTCGTCACTGGTGCCTTGCCCTGCTGCTGCTGTGGACCTTGATCCAGTGGGGAAATTTCCGGCTGAGTGAACTTCACAATGTCGTTTATCACAGGCTGATTGAGCATTTCGGCATATTTCGCAGTCAATTCCTGCATGTCGATCATGCCACCCTGCTGCTGCAACAGTGGCAACATTGGCGTGTACATCGTGCTCAACAGCTGGTTGAGAACAGCAATCCGTTCCCCTGGGCCTTGGTAGTTCATCGAATAAACATCCAGCTGAACCTTGTAATCGCCAAATACTCCCTCACGATCTTGAGGCTCCCAGTTGGCCGATGCAGTTACGTCTGGAAATCCTGGAAGTGAAATTTCCCCAGGAATTTGCTTGAATTCATCAGCAAACAGCAAGCCGCCAAGCTCCGAAACAACACCATTGGCCGCTTTATTGACGATTTGCTGCAATGATTGCTCCATCCGGCTCACAGCACCATTGATAAGTTTTTCCTGCCCAACACTGTCTGCACTTGCACCCAAACCCATGATTGCGGAAAGGTTCCCCGCCATTCGGTCAAACAACTCCATTGCCTGCAACATGAACGCATTGACCTGCGGATCAACGCCACCAAGAGTCATTGGGACAACCTCATTTGGATCAGTCATCTGAACCAAATCACCGTCGCCAGCCTGTTTCACCCGCATCGCGTCAGCTTTTCCCTGCGGCGTGTAGCCCACAACCTTCTTGCTTCGCTTGGCTTGATTCGATGCCTTACGCATCAAGTTGTTCGCCAGCCGATCCAGCGGTGCCCACTGAGTAACAGGCGGAACCGGCATACACTTCTGCGGCACAGTCTGGAAACCAAGGATCTTGTACGGACCCGTCTCGTTTCCAACGTACTCAGAAATCGCAAGAGGATTTCCCTTGAGTGCACAGGTCTGACGATCACTCACCGCATACGTGTAAATCAAGCCGTCACGGGGAATGTATATGTCGCAAAGATCAATCATGTCATCGAACTCAGTGTCCGATATGTTGTCCTCGCGACCAATTTCCTCCACTCGCTCACCAGTCTCGTCCAGCTGCTTCGATGGACTCAAATCCTCTATCGCATCCTCGAAATAGCTGCCGTTGTTCAACTCATCAAAAGGAATCCGGTACATATCCCCCATGAATTTACACTCAGACCACTTTCGAGCCGAAGCATCAAAAACAAAGTCGTCCAGATTCACGTTGCTCGCAAACGGCATTCCTGGGTCCATCAACACGTCATCTTCTGCGATAAGCTCGCCAGAATCGGCCATGTGAACCTTAATCACACCCAGCGAGAAGAACGCATTGCGTACCCATTCGCGTAAGGTTTCCCCAATCTCAATCTCGTCTAACAACGTGTTTATCGCCACGTTGAAGTGAGTAGCAAATCCCTTCAACTGAGGATCAACTGCCGTGCAGTAAACCTGCGGATTGCTGCCGACCAAAATCATCGTGTATGCCTCAACAGCCTGCGCCATGAGGTTAATGTACTTCACCGGACTGGAACCATCGTCCACGTAAGCTGGGCCAGCGTATTCCTCGACCATCGCGTAATTCAGTTCGCGATTGTGACGAAGTTCACGATAACCAACCTCGACAGCATTGAATAATCGCTGCTGACGTTCCTCGTCCATCAAAGAACCTTGTAAGGGATCTGCCTCCCGTGGACGTTGAATCCGCTCATTCTCGTTCTCTGCTTTGTAGCGTCCGTTGGCCAAACCCTCATTAACGTCCGGCTCGGACTCGGGCTCAAAGGCATCGTCCACAACACCTCCCATTTCGGCCTCCACGTTCGCGTAATCGCCTTCGGGACCGGTGGTGTATTCATCCTTGGAATTTCGCTCATTTGGGTCATCCTCGCCGTGTTCGTAGTCTTGGAAAACCATTAGCCAGCACCTTGATAACGTCTATCTTGTGGATGAAAAATTTGCAGATTGCGGTTGGCTCTATCAGCCATTACCTCGATTTTTTCTCGTGACCCTGGCTTAGTAGAAGTAAACACACTGTCCAAATTCAACTCCGATTCCGCATCGTTGCGACACGACTCACCCTCAAATGTGCAGCAATACACACACGGAACGTGAAGAATCCTGCGATTGCAGCGAGTGCATTTGACCGGATGAGCAATGCCCATCCCAAAACTGGCAGGCAGACCAATCTCTATCACGTGACGAATGTTCTGGTCCGTCCTCATCAATCTCGTGAACCTACGCAACTCTTTTTCGTTTATCCCCAGTTCCCTGCAAATGTCAGCGTCGGTCGCACTGGTAAAAAATCGCATACCAAGAACCAAACGAACGTCGTCATGCAATCTGCCGTAAGGAAAACTGCCTCGGAAGTTTCGGTAAAGACGCAAAACACGCTTGCCCGTCAACTGCAACCTATCCATATCACACCCAGTCACGATTCTCAGACTCCTGTTCTGATAAATACTCTTGATAACGACCGGCCATAGAATTGATCGGGGTGGATTCGTTAAGCGACAACTGTGGAATCTCTATGTCACTGTTCAAATCACGTGACGCCTGCAAAGCCACGCCCGCACCAATCATGCAGTCACCGTGACTCACGCCCTTTGAATCGTCGTTCGCACCAGCTATCAATCCGTGTTCAATCTGGCCGTTCTTGTAAACGTAATTCGCACACTCACCAACCAATCGCTTGCTACGCATACGCAAACGATTTTCCATTACCGCTGTCTTGTAATCTTGAAACAGCACCACCTTGCTGCGTGTGTCTGTCCACCATCCAGGTTCGGTTCGCTTCTGACGCCTCCTTCGCGTCACGCTTGTCCGATGGAAAATGTTTGTGTAACCCTGCTCCAAAACACGACGACCAAAAGCAGACCCAGGACCATTGCTCTCCCATGCCAAGTAAGCACCGTGGAAAAGCTTGCTTAACGAAATTGCCAAGTCAGCAAATTCCTGTGGTGGCGTCGTTCGACCTGTCCACTCAGCAACTTGGGTCAACTCATTGCCGACCATCTCGAAAACAACTGCCGCTGATGCACTGGTAAAGGTTCCCCCAAGTCCGTTCGATATGTCGCAACCAATTACATACTGACGGTAGGGTGGCTTTTGGAACTGATCCAACGGACACCACAACTCAAGAGGACCACCATCCATGAAATCAAGACGTGGCTCTAAGTCACGCAAGTCAAAGTCAATGTCGCCAACATGAGTAGGCTTGCACTGGGATTCTTCCGCCTTCTTCATAAACTCATGGCCGAACACCCGATAACTCGATCCGCCAAAGTCGCGATCCAATTCCTGTGCAATGTTCTGTGGCGTGGCCCCAGGACGGTCACACTCGTTGTCATACCAAGGACTGCGAACACGACCCTCAAGGTTGTAACCCTTGCGACGTAAACGCTCGAATAACTGACGAATCTCATCCGTCATGTTTGCGTAATCTTCTCGCAACGGGTTGTTCACCGGATCTACAGCAACCGGCAAATGATTCTCCATCCGGTATAGATGCCGGTTCCGTGTCGGGTTTTCCTCCCAACTCAATTCCAACTTCACCATGTTGGACTCTTGGTGCATACAGTCAAAGTACGCACCGTCACTACCCAGTGGGGTACTCACAACGAACCGGCAATCGGTTACGTGCTGCGTACTCGCCATGGCCATGTCATCCGGTCCACGTGGAAACTTCGCCAACTCATCCATTAAAAACCAAGTCTTACGACCACCAGACGCCACGTTGCCCGTTGCCGCAAAAGCATTGATCGAACTCTTGTTCCGTAAGTTGTTCCAGCTGTGCTCGCTTTTGCTTCGCTTGTAATCCTTGTTCAACTCGCCGCTCATCCATAACGGCAACTTCGTCAACTCCCAGTCAATCTTCCAGCCAAGAGAGTCACTGTTCTGAGAATCGTCAGCTGCTCGCTCATCCTTGCTCACCAGTCCAACCGTGGACATATCCTCAAACAGAAAACTATGAATCGCAAACAAGACACCCATCCATGAAGCACCCTCGCCGCGACTCTTGGTTACACCTATGTCCCTTACACCAAGACTTTGAGATACATCCAAAATCAAAGGTACTTGATGCTCCCAAGCAATGAACGGAATCTGCTTCGGAAGCATCCGGCCATTCACCTTGCGTGGACGTGGCTCATAGCACCAGCAAAACCCATTGAAGAAAAACAGAACGTCCTGCTCACATGCCTGCCACATCGCATCGCGAAAATCCAAGTCGCTGACGCAATTCTCTAAAACTCGCTTTCGCCAAAGAAGATTTCCCTGCAAGTCAGTAGGGATCTGCGTGTAAAGACTACTCATCAGAAAATAACCCCGATAACATCGCGTCAATTTCCTTCGTCGTCTTTTGACTACGCTGCTTGCTTTCTTCTTCCTCGCTCTTGGCCTTGGCCTTCTTGGTCTCCGACAAAATATCCTTGAAAAACTGATCCGGTGAATTCGCCCAGTGCTGCAACTGTTGAGCCGCAGCACGACTCGGAGCAGGACCAGACGAACTGTTCAGAATGTCGTCCTCGTTTATCAATATCTTGTCGTTGTTCTTCGCACGTGCCTTGCGAGTCATTGCCGGATGACTCTTGATCCAATTCATCTCAACTATCGGGTCAGCATTCGCTGGCAGCTTTGCTACCATTTCCTCAAAAGACCGGTTCTTCTTACGTGCGTATCGCTCGCGGGCACTTGCCGCTTGATTGTCCTTCAAGCCCAAGCCGCGACGTTCACCCAAATGCTGGGCGTAAGTCAAACGCTCCTGCTCACTGCCAAGCCAACCAAACTCCGCTTGGCCTTTCTTCTGGCAATCCAACAAACGCATGTTGGTTTCCTTCTGCAACTTCTTCACCATCGCGCGATATTCGTGCAGCTTTCCCAGACGCTCTAGCCGAAACTCGAAACACTCCTTTCCGCTAAAGCTTTTCGCAATCGTTACCGCCCATTTTGGTAAAGATTTTTCATCAATCATTGTTGCCCCCGTCCATTGCAGGCTGTAGATTAACTTCCAGATAAGAATAAAAGTCTACGGACAGTCAAGACTAAAAGCAAAGGGAGGTTGCTATGAAGCGATGCACGTCACACCTCGATAGCTCACTCTGGGGCCGAGGAAGCAAAGACAGCAGAGGGATGGACCGAGTTTTCTGCCGTGTCTGCAAAGCCTTTATCGGGTACGCAAAACCGAAGGAAAAGACGTGCCGAAAGACAAAAAAGTAATCCCAGAAGGCGAAGTCCTGTTCGTCGCCTTTCGGTACGCAGACGAACAATTCCTGCTCGTCGATGCACCAAATAGCGTCAATGCCGTGTTCTGGCTCATGGACGAAGTTGCCGACCCGTCAGCAGTAATGACCATCGAAGTCTGCCCGTCAGACGATTTCCATACAGATGCTATCAACCTAGCAGTGCTCAACGAACGCCTACAAACCGTGAACTGGCAAAATGCAATCATCACTGAATGAAACACCGTACAAGTGGATTCCAGAAGGACAACAAATGCTCGATGCCGAATCACAGGTCATCGAGAGAATCAAGCAAAACCCAGGGTTCAACCACAGCTACGTCAAGCTGCCAATCGCCTACAAACTCGACTTCGCCATCGTCGTGAATGACGAAATCAAAGGATTCTGCGAAATCAAACGACGTAGCCACGAGAGAAACAAATACCCCACCCTCATCCTCTCAGCCCTCAAATACCGTGAACTGCTCGACTGGGAACTCAATTTCAAACCCGCCTGCCTCATCGTCGCATGGTCCGACCAACTGGGTATCCATAAACCCTCCGAATATCACGGAAACCAGTACAAACTCACAATCGGTGGACGCTCCGACCGAAACCGAAATGGCGACCTCGAACCAGTTGTCCACATCCCGATCGACCACTTCCAAAGGATTGACCAGTGACCACCTTCGATGAATGGGCCGATCAGTTCCCAGACTCAATCGTTTTCAATGGACTCGAACAAGCCGCCATCGGACACACCGAAAACGGAAACCTAATTCTGGACTATGAGAAGATCATCGAGTGCTTCATGGAGCAAAACGACTGGGATAGGCAAGAAGCAGTCGAATGGACTTCGTTCAACGTCGAGTGTATGCACGTCGGTGAACTCTCACCAATCATCTCGTATCCAGTAGAACCACCAGAAAAACCATGATCCAACTCTGCTACGAAAACGACCAAATCTACGTCTGCTCCGTCGAGAACATCCTAGAGCCCATGGACTCACTCCAAGAAGCATTGGAACGAATCTCGGAACTCGCAAAACAAGAACCAGAAGTCCAGTGGACCGACCCAGATACCGAAACCCAATACAACTTCGCGTCACACACCTCAAAAGATGAATACGTAAACGGACCAAGAACCACCGACCAATGGGAGTTCATACAGTCCGACTGGGGAACCAATAACCTCATCGTCAGAAAACAAGTGACCGATGACCCAGTAGACCCAGTAGACCCAGAAACACCATAAACCCATGCTCAAATACAACCAGTGCTCAAAAGAATGGATCGTCGTCACTCCACTCGGAGCAAATATCCCATTCAAAAACCTGCATGACGCAGAACAATTCCTCGACGACCTACAAAACAACGCAGATCCACCAGAAAGGGCCGATACCGTGGAAAGTTCATCCCACTCGCGGTGGGTCTGCTTTACTTCTAAATACGTGAGCTGAACACGTAAGGGAACCTAATCTCACCATAGGCTCCCATATCACGGCTTGAGACATAGCTAAGGGAAAAATGCTGGTCAGAAGGCCAGCCAGAAGGCCAGTCAGCAGAATGACCCAGTAGGACGGTTTCACGTAAGGTTCTCCGAAACCGAGAAAATGCTACCAGGGAAATCAGTTTTATCACAGAGATTCTGGGATAAGTCCTCGGAAGTTGTCGGACGAAATGTGCGTTTTTACGGGGATTCACGCAAAAAGTTGTCGGAATTGTCGGAAGTTCTCGGAACCCTAAAAAGGCACAAAGCTAATTTTTTTGAGCCGTTACCCCACGGGATAATCAGCCAGACGGGGCAAAAACGAGATATTGAGAATGGGGGACAGCTGAAATAGGGAGGCTCCGCCTCCGTTCGCATCGGGTCAAGAAAAGAGGATCGCAAGAAGGATGGAATCGACTCGATCGAGCTGGATCTGCTTCGATTGGACTCGTTTGGCCTTGTCTCTGTGGCATTGAGGCTTGCCATTGGCCTTGCATGTGGCCTTGGCAGCTGCATCCGTGGTCCTGGGCTCGCGTACCCGTGCATGATCGTGCTACCGGCCATGAGTTAAGGGGTCATTTGATAGTGATTGACCCCTTAGCCTACGATCGGGCCGTGTTTGGCTGTGCTCGTGCATCAGCTGGTGATTGTGTGTACGAGAAACGAAACGCCCCCACAACTAGATCGTGCGTTGTGTGTTGCGTTGTGTGTTGGCCGATGGTGGCTGTGTGTTGGCCGGCAATGTCTGGGTGTCGTTGTAGATCCTGGTTCCAGCTGTGTGTAGTAGATCCGTGTTTTGTTTGCTGCTGGCCGTGCTCGTGGTTCGTTGTCTGTTGCTCTTGGCCATGGGCGTGTTCTTATCTTCTTTGAGTGTTTGTAGCTGGATCGGTGAGTTGTTCGATTCCAGCTGGATGTGGCCGTTTTGGTGGTCCTGGGCCCCTGCGCCCTCG